TACTTATTTTCCTTCTGCATTAAAGCTTCATAAGTTTTTGCATTGCCTTCTTTTAATTTAGCAATTGCATCAGCATAAGCAGCTTTACTATCAGTTGCTCCTTTGGAATTAAAAGCAGGAAAGTATTCTCTTGTTGCTTGCTGGTTTGCCCAGTCCCAAGAATAATAGTAACCATTTACACATCCTTCTTCATCTGCTTTTTCTGCACGAACTTTAGAGAAGTCAATATGCTTAACAGAAGCTATGGTAGACCAGTCTGTAGTCCAAGTAATTTTTAAAGCAATTCCTTCAAAAAGTTCAAGGTCACAAGCCATTTTACCAAGCAATTCATTAGCATCATCTTCCCCACCAATATGTGACATAAATTCGCTCATGGCTAAAGCAGTTCCATTAGTAGAAGCATCAGCTTCATCCCAGACAAAACCCAACCCTGCTACTTGGTCTGTTTTAGACTTTATAATAGCACCATGTAAAGCTGAATTGGTACTTAATTCAATTAATTTATCAGGATATTGAACAATACATTCTTCTCCTACTGCATTTTTAGTAACGGTAGTAAATGGAACCCAGTCTTTAGAACGCTCTGCTTTAAAAACAGGTGCTGAATTTTTAGGGTCCAAAGCAAATTCAAAGACAGAAGATAAAGTTTCTTCAGTTATATTGTTGACTTTATTAGTATTTGCTTTTAATACTTGTGCTGGAATTTTTGACTTTCCCATTTGTTTATTTATTTTAAATTGTTATATATATTTATACCTAATTATCACTATTCCTGCTGGTCCATTAAAACCATTCTGAGCTGTATACCCGCCAGAACCCCCGTTTCCACCTTTACCATAAACTACTGAAGAACCTGTTATTAAAGAAGTTATTCCTGCACCCCCAATATTTAAAGCTCCATTGCCTGCGCATCCTGCCCCTCCCCCTCCATTTGCAGCATAATAACCTGCACCAGAATATTGTGAATTTGAGCCTCCGTTACCTCCATGGTTTATTGAATAAATTCCGTTTGTACCATTACCTCCACCTGTTGCATCAACACCATTAAAAGAAACTGTTCCACCAGGAAAAGAGCCAAAAGTTATGGGGTAAGAATTACTATTTAAGAACATATTTTGCTGTATACAAATTCCAGCTGAACCCCCTCCTCCTCCATCCCAGTTTCCATCTTTATTACCCCCGTTACCACCTTGCCCTAAAATAAGAATAGAACAGTCAGTTGGCAATACCATAGTAAAAGTTCCAGTAGAAGAAAATTGATGTATTTTATAGCTTCCATCTACGGAGATAGTTCCTCCTTCAGCTTCACCATAATTCCCCATCCCAACCATGGAACTTCCATATCTGGCTATTGAATTACCATATCTTGCTAAAAAAACCATTAAATTCCGTACCCCCTATTATAAAGTTTATCTCGTTCCACCTGATCCAGTACTTTGTAGTAAATATAGCAATTGTCAAAATAACATCTCGAGGAAGTTTCAGTTCCATAACCCCAGTTTGTTGTCCCAACTCTCCCACCCAAAGAAAATCTTTGGTATAAAGGAACCCCAAAAGCCATATTTACACTTGAAGAATTATCACTGACAATCAATTGGTTATTAATATATAAACTTAAAGTGTTAACCGTTCCATTTGTATTTAAAGTTCCAGAAACTATAAAATGGTTCCAAGCTCCAGTTGTTAAATATGTCGAAGTATCACTTCTAAAAGCTTTTATTTCCACATTATCTTGAAGCCATACTAATTCAAGTGTAACTTTATTGTTAGAATTTGTTTTTACTTCAACCCATTGTCTTGTATTATTTCCGGGTAAAAAGGATTCTTCAAAAAGCATCAGAGTATTGTCTTGAGCTACTGCTATTTTACCCCATAAAGAAACTGTCCAGCCTTTTGGAGTTGCTGCTCCTGCTCCAACATCTGGGGAACCATAAGCAAAAACATCGCCAATAGAACCCGAATTAGTTGAAACGTTAACAGGAAATGGTGTATAAATTACTCCAGGATTGCAGTAGACTGCTTTTCCTTTTCCTATCTTTCCGTTCACATAAGAAACTGTTCCCGAAGCTGCCATGGGATATGAACCACCTGGAAGCGGACCATTTATATTAGTAGTTCCATACATATCACCCAAGGAACTGTCCAAATTCCATCTGGCCAGTAATTTATCTTTTGGATAATTACCAGTTGCACCAACGTTGTCAGCCCAGGTAAAGTTTACCAGTTGGCCAAGGTCGTTGACTATGTATTTTCCGTCGTATTGTAAGTAGCTCATAATTAAATTCCGTTACCGCTATTCCATAATTGTGTTACTTCATCTGTTGTTAGAACTCTATTAAAGAACCTAAATTGGTCGTATTCTGCTGCTATTGAACCAACACCCATAGGACCGTTGTTTATATTTAATTGGTCACTTCCTAAAACTGTAGAATAAGTTGCCGTATATACTGTGCCGTTGTCAACTGAAATACCAAAAGTAGTTCCGTTTCTATAGTAGTTTATTAAGTGCCAATTTCCATCGCAATAGTTTGTAGTTCCTGCAGCAAGACTCTGCCATCCACCGTTAGCATTGCAGAACCCATAAATAACACCAGTTCCAGAAGTAGTTCTTATATTTCCTGTTCTGTTATTACCAGATATGGTTCCACAAGTAATATCACTATCGGTAGGAGTAGGCTGTTTATGCCAAAAATTCATAGTCCAAGTTGTTCCGGGAACTAAAGAAGCATTGTACATCCTGCACTGGTTTGCTGTAGTACACTTTATTCCTCTGTTTATTTTACCTGCTTGATAAGTGAAAGTTCCTGTTCCTGCAGTTAAATTATAGGTATTTGTATCATCCAGCATATTGTCTTCAAACTTATAAAGTGCAATATGGTCAGTTGGATAAGCATAGTCTTGATATTTATACTTGACTATAATTGTTCCAGAAGATCCAGCTGCACCCCAGTCGTTACCTCCCCCGTTACCACCGTTACCTGTTCCTGCAACAGCAGTTGGCTCTGTATTTAATTGACCCCAAGCACCTCTTCCCCCAGTTCCAAAGAGTTTTCCCCATACGTTTTTGCCTGGCCCGGCTACTGCAGGCTGGTTAGAAGCTAAACCATCACCACCAACTCCTGTTGCCCCCCCGCCAGAACCACCTCCTTTTTGAAAACCATCCCCGCCACTTTTACCTCCGGCAAAACCTTGACCAGCAGTTCCATCACCCCCAGCAGTTGTATATGCAACACCAGAACCACCTCCAGAACCACCAGTTCTACCTTTACCGTTATAAGTTCCCCCTCCACCTCCACCGATAGCAGTCATACCAAAAGCTATTGAAGTTGAACCATCTGTTCCAGCTTTTCCAAGGGAACCCGAAACTCTTGGCCCACCTGAACCTATCTGAAGTGAATATGTTGCGGCAGCTAAAGTAGAAGTACAAAGAATAAAACCTCCAGCACCACCACCTGCACCACCTCGTTGGTTTGAAGGAGCACAGTTTCCACCACCCCCACCACCAGCTAAAATAAATACAGAAACATCCCCACCGTTTGTTACTACAAAAGAACCAGTTGCTAACGATGTGTATGTGTGTACGCGGTAATTACCATCGTATATTTCTGTACCACCTGAAGCTTCAACAAAAGTTGAAGGGGGAGCTACAATTGTAATAACACCATATTTACCTGAAATTACAGATAACATATTGTTTACTAAAGTATATTTACTTGCCATAATTAAATTCCGTTACCTGAATTATATAATTGGGACACCTCAGTTGGTGTTAAGGGCCTATTATAGAGATAAAGTTGGTCTAAAGACCAGTTACGTATTCCGAAACTATAAACTCTTGACATAATATGAATTCGAGTTACCCCCGAAATTACTGTATCTTGAGTTCTAACTGTCCCAGATACTTCATTTGAATTAAAATACATTTTTGTTTCTAAAGTGGTAGCATTACGTGAAAAAACAAAATGCTGATAAGTGTCAAAATTAACAGTAAATGTATAATCCCTATTTTGCCCTGCCCTATTAAAACTCGCAACCCCTGTGTTTTGAAAATAAAATTGGTTTAAAGACGAATTATTATCCCCTGATTCGTTACAAGCGCAGAATGGAACAAAGTCACCATCGGTACCTGTTCTTTTTATCCAAAAAGAAAGACCAAAACTATTATTGCCATTAAATAAATCTGTAAAAACAGAATCATTAGAATATGCAGAAGTACCATAAGCATAAGCTTTTCCAACTTTCCCATTTATAAAAGATGGACCACCATCTGGAGTTAAAGTTTTACCCCCAAATGAATCATCCAAATTATCTTCAAATTGCCATCTGGATATTAATCCTGTCGTTGGGTAAGCAGCAGCTGGAGCAATCCCACCCCAACTTAATGGTTGCCCATTGAATTTCAAAATACTATTATTGAATTTAATAATTTCCATTAGTATCCTGTAGTTAATAAAATTCGGCCCCAAGTGTTAGTTGAAGTACATATATAAAAATAAGAAGCGTCAAAGGAAATATTTCCCTGTACCCCAGTTGCGTTACTTGCTTTTGTTGCTGGAGTACTTAAAATAAAATTAGTAATATCTTTAGCGTTATTTAAAGAAGCATCTTGAGCAGTATTTCTTGTTGTATTCCATGCTACTGAAACATCAGTTGCAATAAGTCGGGTATTTATAGCTGCAATTGAAGTATCTCTTAAACCTAAAGAACCATCAGTATATGTTTTGGTCACATCCCCTAAAGCAGAAACGTCTAATACACCTGCAACCCATTTTAAAGTAGTTCCTGTACTTGCAGACTTAATATAAAGAGGCAAAGTTGCATCAATATAAGTTTTTGGATAAAAGAAAGTGGAAGCTTCAATTGGAACATAATTGTGCCATTTTGAGTCATTTGCAGAAGGGTCAAACATAAGAATATGACCTGTACTTGCAGAAACTATAGAAACATCTGTTAAAGCACCCAAAGATCCGCCACCACGGTTAGCATTTAACCATGCAATTGAAGTGTCTCGTGCAGCAAGGGAACCATCGATATAAACTTTGGTTGCCCCAGCTGAAACTTCAAATAAAGCGTTCAAATTGAAAACATCATTTAAAGAAACATCAATTCTGACAATTGAAGCATTAAGTTGAAGTCTTTGGGTATTTAAGAAACCAATCGAAGTATCTCTTAAACCAAAGGAACCATCAACATATATTTTGGAAACTCCTGCATTTAAGTTTGCAGCAATATAAGCAATTGAAACATCCCTTGCGGAAAGTGAACCATCGGTATATGTTTTTAGAGTATAATTTGAAAGTGCACTATTGGTTGAAGCATTTGTAGCATAAGGGTCAAGAGCAACTGCTTCTAATTTGTTTGTATTTAACCATGCAATTGAAGTGTCTCTAAGACCAAGTGAACCATCGGTATAAGTTACTTGAGCAAAACCTGCTGAATTGACAGAAGAGTTTGTTGCAAAAGGTAATAAAGCAGTTCCTACTGAAGCATTAGTTGCATAAGGTAATAAAGCAGTTCCTACTGAAGCATTAGTTGCATAAGGTAATAAAGCAAGGCCCACACTCGCATTAGTAGCGAGTGGAGCAATTGCTAAATTGATAGAGCTATTTAGTGCCTGATAACCCGAATTTACTGAAGAATTTGTTGCAAAGTCTTGAATTGCTAAACCTACTGAAGCATTTGTGGCAAAGTCGTTAATTGCTGACTGTTCTAATTTATTGGTATTTAACCAACTAATTGAAGTATCACGTGCACCAAAACTGCCATCAATGTATGGATAATCCATTGCTAAAATAGACACATCCAACTGGCCTGCAACCCATACAAAATCAGTTCCCAAGGAAGCTTCTTTTACATAAGTTCCAGCTGGAATATTATCTTGTTTGTTAGTATTTAAAAATGCAATAGAGGTATCTCTTGAACCCAAAGAACCATCCACGTAGGTATAATCCATTGAAATTGTAGAAACATCCAATAGTCCATTATTCCAAACTAACCCATTGCCATTTGAAGAATCCTTAATATAATTTCCAGCTGCTTGTTTATTGGTATTTAACCAGTCAATTGAAGTGTCCCTTAAACCAAGAGAACCGTCAACATAAGTTTTGGTAAGGTCTGAAGGAAGAATATTATCTTGTAACCATTTTATAGAAACGTCTTGAGCTAAATCCCAAGTGTTAAATAAACCCAAGGAAGTATCGTTGTTATCTATTCTGGTTCTTAAATTCGAAATAGAAGCATCCTGGTCAATATTTTTACCCTGGATAAGAACCAAACTTGCGTCTATGTCAAGGTCTTTACCCTGTAAATTAATTATAGAAGCATCCTGGGAAGTATTCCATTCTTTCTGGGTATTTAGAGAACCATCTACATAAGTAATTGTATCAGCATCCGATATCCATAGGTACTCCCCGCCAGTTTTAGTGATAGTAAGTTTTCCCTGAGGAACTAAAGCAGGTGCTTTAATGTCGAAACCTGTTGCAGTAGCAATTTTAGTTAGAAGTTCAACCGCAGCTGGTTCGGGTGTCATAAAGTCAAGGCCGTTCTGAACCCCAAATAAGAAGTTTTCCTTTATGTATTTTATTGAAGCATCCTGGTCAATATCTTTTCCTTGTAGAGCTACAATAGACGCGTCTAACGTAACATCTTTTCCTTGTAAGGTTACAATTGAGGCATCTTGAGAAAGTTGCCAAGAGTTAATTAAAACAATAGAAGCATCGAGTCCTAAGTCTTTATTCTGAAGGGAAACAATACTTGCATCTTGGTCAATATTTTTATTCTGAATAAGAACTAAACTTGCATCTATATCAAGGTCTTTTCCTTGAAGAATTACTAAACTGGCATCAATATCCAAAGTTTTATTCTGAAGGTTTACAATAGAAGCATCTTGGTCTAAATTCTTATTAAATAAAGAACCTAAGGAAGCATCTACACGACCATCATCTTGTTGTAATAAAACTATTGAAGCATCTTGTGAAGTATTCCAGTTCTGAAGGTTTACAATAGAAGCATCTTGGTCTATATTTTTATTTCTTAAGTCAGTAATAGAAGCATCTCTGGTTGAAAGAGAAACATCAACATAAGGAAAGTTTATATCAGCTTGAAGGTGTGGTCCAACCCAACTTAACCCTAAACCAATTGAAGCATTTGGAACAGCCCAAGGATGGTTACTTGGATTATCTCTTTCTAATAAGTCATCATGAGGAATACTGGTTATTGGAGAAGGCCCTGGTTCAAATATTGGGTCGAAAACTTTGTCAACAGCTGAAGAGGTATAAATATTTGGTCTGTAAACAACATCTGCTGCTCTAAGTCTTTCATAAGAATACATTTCGTTATGCAAAAACCCATTAGCTTTTAAACTTGCATCTACAGTGGAAACATCAACTGCACTTTCATAAATATTAAATTCTCCATTAGCTTTAAAAGTTGCATCCGAAGCATCTGTAATATAGAAAGAGGAAAACCTTTCTGGATAAGCAGACTCGTCTCTTAAACTAAGAACTATTTCTTCAAAGTTAAAGTCAACAAATTGGAAAATATAATATGGGTTTGGGATAGTCGTTTTTGTAAATAAGTCATTGATAGACAATAAGTTGGTACGACCTTGAATTATAGTTTGCATGCTTTAAATTATTTTAAAAAGAAGTAAAGTAGTTTAAGAAGGAAGTAAAGCTATACAAAAGCTTGCAAAAGCATTTTTCCCTTGTTTATAAGAAATATATTTGAAGTCCTTTTGTATAAAACAAAAATAGAGCCTCAAGAACGAGGCTCTAAAAAAAAGAAAAATAAAATAATTCTAATAATTATGCTTGTAACGTTGCAAGAACTGTCGAAGTTACAAAGCTTTCTGGGGCTTTTTGGTTGCCCGATAGTACTATAGTTTGTCCGGAAAGGTCGTTTGGTCCTGTTCCTGAAGTACCAGTTGAACTGGTCATATCAAGTCCACCATTTTCGTCATTTCCGAGGCACCATGCTGAACCATTTCTGTCAACTGCAATACCTACTAATTCAATTTTACCCATAACTTTTACCTGGTTTGCTTTTAAGGCTTCGTTACGTGCAAAAACTAAAGTAAGAACGTGGTTGTATGAAGTTGTTCCGGCTGTTGGTGTTCCGGTTCCAGTAACTGTGAAGTTAGAAGTTTCCTTGGTCATTACAAACTTGGTAAATAGTGTGTTTAAAGACACATCTGCCGTAAATGTAGTGTTATTGGAAGCATCTACCGTTACTTGTAAATTGCTTGCCCCAATATTAGCCAAAAGAACATAAGCTAATCCGCTAATTCCCTTGTCTGAGTCATGAGGTATAGTTTGTAAAACTCCCATCGTTTTAATTCTTATTTAAGGTTAAATTAAGGGGGAGAATAAACTCCCCCGTGAATTATGCTTTGTTGATAATAGCTTCTGCTGGACGAACTACTTTAACACCCTGTTTCCAAGTTGCAAAAAGTTCATAAGCTCTGATAAGAGACTCATATTTGAATTCAATAGTGTCTTCTTCACCCATTAAGTCCATACCGCAAACGATATTTTCTTTTCTGGTAAGAACCATGAAGTTGGTTGTTGAAAGACCAGCAACTGAAGTTGCAAATACGTTGGTTCCAGGAACTCTAAGCTGCTTAACTGGTTTTCCATCGATATTAAGAGTATTAATAGCTCCGGTAAGTCCGTAAAGTGCTCTTGCGTATTTGTCGAAATGAGCTGGAGGCATTGCAAGAATAGTGTCAATTTCAATAAAAGCTTCTGGTCTTGCATTAACCATTGCAGCTACGTCTTCCAAAATAGAAGCATCAGTGGTAAGAGCTCTTGGAGCAATACCTGACTTCAAAGTTGTTGAAGCATCTATTTGTTTAAGAATACCGTCGAAATATGGTTTGTAACTTTTGCCCCAAAGAGAAGCATCAGTATCATTTCTCCAATACTGTTTTTCAATATCAAGAGAAAGTTCTTTTCCTTTAAGTTCCATAAGAACATCTTCAAAAACAACTTCTGCTGGGTTTGAACCAAGTTTCTCAGCTATCTGAGCAAGTTTGCCTTGAATAACAGGTTTTGTATATTCTTCTTTAATGAAAAGAGGAACTACGGTGATAGTAACATCTTTAAGAGTTGCTCCGCCGGAGTAGTTTCCTACGCCAATATATGAGCCATTAGAAACATCAACACCAGTAGATACGAGGTCAAGAACTTTATCGGATGCTTTAATACCAGTCTGAGTCGTAAATAAAGATGGGGTGTCGCCTTCTAACAATATGTTAGAAATTGCGATAACAGGGTTGCCTTTTACATAATCAGCAAGTCCAGTAACTGTGTAGTTAGTTGCCATTTTTAATTAATTTAATTTAGTTTTCGGTTTCGGGTTGTTTTCTTTGTTCCATGATAGCTGCAATTTTTCTTTCTTTTGCGGTCTGTGGAACTGTTTTTAATTCTACGGGAGCTTGAACAAGTTTTGTTTCCTTAACAGTTTTGCCGAGAATTTTTAGGTCTTCTTCGAATTTAAGTTTAGCAGCTTTAATTTCTTCCTGAGAAGCAGTAAGCTGTTCTTTTAGTTCTTGAAAAGACTCTGAGTATAGGTTGCCCCATTCTACTTTTCCGTTTGCAACAGAAAAGGTAAGAGTGTGAAAACCTTCTTTGGACAAGTCTATAATTTTAGAGAGTTTGTCCAAATTAAAAATAGAAGCAGGGTCATTAGCAACTTCAACTGCTGGTGTAGCAGTTTCAGCATCAACAACTGCGCCTTCTGCAGGAGTTTCTACTTCAGCTTCTGGTGCTTTCACTTCAGCAATTACACCTTCTTTAACAACAAGAATTTCAGTATCGGATATTTTGTAGTCACCATCAGCAACTGGTGCAGGGTCTTGCCCTTCAACAATTACCATAACTGGAGTACCTACGTTTTTATCAGCATACTGAATTACAGTGCCATCTTCAAGTGTAGTTTCTTCGAGAACAACATCAGCTGTTTTGTCATCTGACAAAAAGACATTGAGAACTTTGTCCAATTTGTCATGATACGCTTTTCGTTTGTCCATTTAATTAGGTTTAGTTTAGTTAAAAATATAAAAGTGTTTAAATTGTATATTTTTTATGTAGTAACTCGAAGTTCTTTAGTAACTTTTGCAACAGCCTGAGAAAATTCTTGAGCCCAGGTTTCAATAAGAGCATCGGCATCTTCGAATACCTTTTCATTAGTTAATTCATAAGAATTGTCTAATTCTAAAGTAAGTTTAATAATAGAATTTATAGATTTCTCTATATTGTCGTTTATCAATATTTGTTTATTAGCTTGTAAATTAGAAGCAGCACTTAATTTAATTTCTTTAGAAAGTTTTTTAACAGGGTCATTTACCTTTGTTGCTTGAGCATCATCAACTTTAACTTTAAATGGTGCTTCAGTAACAATTTTTTTACTTGTTTTTTCTTTCCCACTTTTCTTAAAGTCATTTAATGCTTTACTAATTTCAGTATATTTTTTACCTAAAAAAGTATGAACGTCATCAGCAATAGGTGGTCTGTTTTCAGCCCAGTTTTTACTATCATTAAGGTAACCAAGCATACGGTCAAGTTCAGCAAAATAGGTTTCTAACTTTTTCAAAGCTTCTTCATATTCAGCTGCAAAGTATATTTGTCTGACCCAAGCGTGGCGGCAATTATAAGAACCTTTATAGTTAAATATGGAATAATTCTTTTTGCTCATTGGGTTTTCACCACGGAAAGACATCATGTCAATATCTTCCTTTCTGTAAATTAGGTCAGCATCAAGAACCTCTGTACAAAATTGTCTGTTCTTATCATCTCTTGGACCAACATATTTATACCTAACTTCATATGGTCCTTCGTCCAATTTAGAAACTTCGTCTGGAGCACTTTCAATAGCTAATTTCATAGTAAGTCTTTCGCCTTCTTTAGTTAGTTTTCCGTCTTCAGAAACTAAAGTAAAGCCAAAGCGTCCCATCATCTCTTGCTTATGTCCTACGCTTTTAAGGTAAGTTAAAATAAGAGGTGCATCTTCGTCAGAAATAACTTCTCTATGGTCATCGCATTCTTCTTTACCTAAAGAAAGTTCTCCTTTAGGAACCATACCCAAAGCTGCTTCAACAGAGAAACCTTTGAAAGTTCCGTCTTTTACTTTTGCCCAAATATCATCATCAATAACTTTATATGAAAACATCATTGTGTCAACGGGTAAGTCAAAACCCATTGCAAAAGACTTATCGTTATCTTTAAAGTCAATATACCAGGCTTCAAGAAGTTCAAGACCTTTAGTTTCTTCCGTGTGTCCTAAAGTTGCTTCATTGTTTTTTAGAGTTGCTAAGAACTTAGCACCTAATTTTCTTATGGTTTGTCCGGTGAAATACACATAAGCATCTTGGTCCATTCCAAGTGACTTTCCGTTACGGAATATCTTCACATTTGGAATAAGAACTGGTCCAGTTACTATTCGTTTTTCTTCACTAACAACTGCGAATTTCAAACCAGGAAGTTCCTTAGCGAAATACATAAAGTTTGTTAAAATTGCTGGACTGTCTACGAGACTAACAGCGGTTATACCTTCCTGAAGTTCGTCAAATACTAATTCTATTAAAAGTGCCATAGTTTTTTATTATCGTTTATAAGAGGACTCTCTAATTTGAACCTCCTTTTGTTTTTCAGTTACTTTGCTTTCTACAACCACAATTTCTCTTTGCATGTCGTATTGGTTTATTAAAGAGATAATATGAGCATCATCACTTTGTCCTCCACTTTTTCCTTGAACACCAGCAGCGTTGGCTGCAACTATCATTGAACCATAAGGAGAAGCCATAGTTGCTTTATTTACTACGAATTCACCAAGTTCAGCGTTAATAGGAGTTCCACCTAAAGAATGAGGGTATCCACCAACATAACCTCCAAGTCCAAAAGAAGGGTTTGCATTCCCAGAACTTTTAGCTGAGGTACTTAAACTTGAAGATGGTTTACTGGTTGAAGTAATTTTCTGTACGTTTTTTAAACCAGCTACAATAGCAAGACCAGCGGCAACAATACCAAGTGCAGGTCCTACAACTGGAATAGCAGCTAAAGAAGCATATGCTGAAGTTGCGGCTTTGTAGGTTTCAATAGTTGTTGAAGCAATTGCTGCAACTTTGTTTTCACCAAAGGCAGAAGTAGATAAAGCAATAAGGGTTGAGGCACCGTCCATTGCCATTCCAACTTTGGCTTCCTTTTCCTTTTTAGCAAGTTCTATTTTAGCTTTTGCAGCTTCCTTTTCATCCTTCTTAATAGCATCTTCTAATTCTTTACGTTTCTGTTTGTAAACTATATCATTAGCATCACGTAAAGCCTGCATTTCATCTGCAGTTATTTGGGCATTTTCTAATTGTCTTTGTAAGTCTTCTTCATAATTAGCTTGGTCATAGTCTAATTGAATTTTCCTTTGGTCATCTTGGTCAGTAAAAGAGTTCATAAAAGCTTCCTGCTGAAGAGCTCTTAGTTCATCATTTACACTTCTCTTTCTTTCAACTTCGGCTTTAGCATCTTCAATAGCTTTTGCATTAGCTTCTTCTTTAACTTTTTCAAGTTCAGCCATAGCAGTTAGTTCTTCAGTCTGTGCTTGTTTAATAAGACCAGAACGTTCTGCATTTACTTGAACATATTTAGCTAACTTTTGGTTCTCTAATTCTTGAACTTTAACAGCAGCATCAGTTTCAGCTTGAATAGTTTCTTCTGTTTTAGCTTCAAGTTGGTTTTTAGCTTTTAGAATTTCATATTGTGCTTGAGCTCTTTCAATATCATTATCCAGAATTTGTTTTTCAAGTTCCGCCTGTTTGTCTAAAGCTTTAATACGTTCTGCTAAAGTTCTGTTTTGGTCTTTAGCAATTTCCTGTTGTTTGAATATCTCTGCAGCTAATTTGGAATTAACCAAAGCAGCTTCTCTTGTTGCAGTATTAAGGTCGTTTTGTCTTTTTGCTAAGTCAGCACCAGCTTTTGCAGCTGCAGCAACTCCAGAAGCAAACTTTGCCATTTTGTCAGTTGCGTTTTCAATACCAGTACCTAACTGGATAGCACCATCAGCAAGTTCCTTAAGTCCTTGTTTAAAGTCTCCTTTTAATATCTTTCCAATTGCTCCGGCAAGTACACCAAAAGCTTGAAACCTATTAATAAGGTTTTCTTTAATAGAAGCACCAATACTTTTTATAGACTCTTTGAAGTTTTCAAAAGACGAAAACATTTTAAATATGAATTCTCCTGCTTTACTAAGTGCATTGGTTAATTGTCCAACAACTGCACCCAAAGCTCCCATGATAACTTTTAGGGACTTTGCACCTGCTTCAGTTTTTGTAAAATAAGTTACCAAAGCAA